CAGGTGTTACTAGTTATAACAAAGGTAGCATAGAGTTTGAGAATGGTTCAAGGATTGTAAGTCAAACAACAACAGGCAACACAGGACGTGGTATGTCTATCTCATTACTATACTGTGACGAGTTTGCATTTGTGCAACCTAACATTGCGGAAGAGTTTTGGACTTCAATATCTCCTACACTAGCAACAGGTGGTCGTGCTATTATTACAAGCACGCCTAACTCAGACGAAGATACATTTGCTACTATTTGGAAACAAGCAGAACAACGTTTTGATGAATACGGTAATGATAGTGAAGTTGGCATTAACGGCTTCCACGCATTTAGAGCAGAATGGCACGAACATCCTGATAGAGATGAAAAATGGAAAACAGACGAAATAGGACGTATTGGTGAAGAAAAGTTTAGACGTGAATACGGTTGTGAGTTTTTGGTATTTGATGAAACACTAATTAATTCAATTAAACTAGCAACAATGGAAGGGCTAGAGCCGATCATACGTATGGGACAAGTGCGTTGGTACAAAAAGCCAGATGCAAAAAAGTCATATGTTGTAGGATTAGATCCTAGTATGGGAACAGGAGGCGATTTTTCAGCAATACAAGTGATAGAATTACCTACATACGAACAAGTAGGTGAGTGGCAACATAACTTAACAGCAATACCAGGACAAGTACGTGTGCTTGCAGATGTGTGCAGATACTTGTCAGATGAAATGAAAACTTCAAGTAACATATATTGGAGTGTAGAGAACAACGGCATAGGTGAGGCAGCCTTACTTGTGATAAATGATTTTGGAGAAGAAAACATACCAGGATTGTTTATCAGCGAACCTATACGTAAAGGACACGTTAGAAAGTTCCGCAAAGGATTTAACACAACACATAGTTCAAAAACAACTGCCTGTGCTAGACTAAAAACAATGGTAGAAAATGATAAACTAACTGTGCGTAGTAAAGCATTGATCAGTGAATTAAAAGCATACATTGCAGCAGGTAGTAGTTTCCAAGCCAAGCCAGGACATCACGATGATCTGGTAAGTAGTTTGTTATTGACACTTAGAGTTATGAGTGTAATGAAAGATTGGGATCCAACAGTGTATAATACATTCAGTCAAATTGAACACGAAGACGATTATGAAATGCCAATGCCAATCTTTGTTAGCAGCAGTTATTGATAAATAGTATACAATGAGAGATTTAAACGTAGTAGCAGAACAACTTTTTAATGAGATTAGAGGACGCTTTCCTAGCGTAACAATCGGTGACGGAGAAGGTAACACAACAAACGAACCTTCACAAGCACGTTTTTATGAATTTGATTTTAAAAGTTTAGATAATGTATTAGGAAAAGTAAGTGTATCGCTTGACGAAAAATCAGGTGTTACAATTATGTATAACAAAGATTTTACAGAAGAAGTAGGATACACTGAACAAGAAGATTGGTACAACTTTCTTAAAGGTATGAGAGTATTTGCTAAAAAACGTTTACTTAATTTTGAAGTAAGAGATATTAACAAATCAAACTTTACTCAAAGAGATTACGGCTATATGGCAGCAAATCGCGGAGAAACAGCAATGACAGAATCAGCATTACGTGGAACTGAAAACACAAGTTTCCAAAAAATTGGAAATGCTAAATTGAGAATCAAACACACAGGTCCAATTGGCGAAGGCGAAAGCAGAACTAAAAAAATTGGTTCGCTTTTTATTGAAAACGCAGAAGGCGAAAAATTCAAATATCCATTTAAACATCTTAGTGGTGCAAGAGCAATGGCTATCCACGTAAGCGAAGGTGGACACCCATTTGATGACTTTGGTAAGCATATTACAAGCCTAAGTGAAGAACTATCTAATCTCCGCAAGTTCAAAACTTATATGGGCCGTAGCAGTGTAATGGCAGAAAGTCTTGCTGAACATATGGATACAGTAAACGAGCGTATTGTAACAGTAAAGAAAACTATCCAAAATCTCCAAAAGCCATCAAATTACAAAACTGCATTTGAGAGTTTTGAACCAAGTGATGCAGTTGAAGTACCAGAAGACGTTGCAGAAAATTGGATCGATCAATTAACTGTAAAACAGTTTAACGAAGAATTAAAAGATGTATTTCCATACATTTACAAATTAGTAGGCGAATCAACAAAAGCAAGCGAATTAGCATTTGAAGACATTGTAAATGAATTAAATAGCAGTCCACGTCCAAAACTAAGACCACGTATGAGCGATGATATTTTTCCTAGCGAACAAGAAGCAATACAAGATGCAATGAAAAATGGTTATCAACAAAAAGGCAAAGATTTTGACATTGTAAGAGTACAAGGGCAAATGTTTAAGTGGCGTCAAATTGGACCAGATCAAAGCAATATTGGTAGCACAGAAATTGCACCAAATGGTCAAATCACAGGCAGCACAAGAGGCTTTAACACAGAGTCAGAAATAGATATGGCATTTGATAAAATACTAGGTCAATTTGCAGATAACTTTAGTATGCAAGTTGAAAAACTAGATACTGTAGGCGACGAAGACGACGATATTGATAATGACGGTGATTCTGATGATTCGGATGATTATTTAAAAGCTCGTCGTGCAGCAATTGCAAAAGCAATGAGCGGAAATGAAAAGTCTGACGCAGAGGCAGGCGAGCGTAAAAAACACATGAAAAAGACAGGCGGCAATCCATTTGCAAAAGAAGACATTGCAGCTGAAGATGATAAAACACCATTAGGCGAGTTTATCCTAAGTTACTTTGATAGACAAACAGGCAAGTTTCCAAAAGGCGAAACAGCAGTATTGACCAGTATAGAAAAAGACTATGGTGATCAATACGTCAAGCCAGCAAGTCAGTTTATAAAACGTCTAGGTCAAGCATTTGAACAATACCAGGCACGTAAGATGACAGACTTTACAAGAATTCAAGAGTTAGCAGGTTTAAGATAATCTGCTAACTATTTGAAAATATTGTCAAAAAAATAGTTGACAAGATAAATAACATTGTGTAGTATAATAATTGTGCTGCACACTAAAGGCACATAGAACATAGGCAAATTACAAGGAGGCATAACTATGGCATCATTAGCAGAAATTAGAGCAAAGCTCAAAGAACAAGAAGCCGGCGCTGGCGGACAACGAACAGGCGGCGGTGATAACGCAATTTACCCATTTTGGAATATGAAAGAAGGCGAGCAAGCAACGCTACGCTTTTTGCCTGACGGCGATGATTCAAACACTTTCTTTTGGAAAGAACGTTTGATGATTAAACTTCCATTTGCTGGCGTAAAAGGCGAAACAGATTCACGTCCAGTACAGGTACAAGTTCCATGTATGGAAATGTATGGTGAATCGTGTCCAATCCTAGCAGAAGTGCGTGGTTGGTTTAAAGATCCAAGTCTTGAAGACATGGGTCGTAAGTATTGGAAGAAACGTTCATATATCTTCCAAGGTTTTGTTACAGATGATCCATTGAAGGAAGATACAACACCAGATAATCCAATTAGACGTTTTATTATTGGTCCACAAATCTTCCAACTAATCAAAGCAGCACTAATGGACCCAGATATGGAAGAATTACCAACAGATTATACTGCTGGTGTAGATTTCCGTTTGTCAAAGGGTACAAAAGGTGGATATGCAGATTACGGCGCAAGTAATTGGGCACGTAGAGAGCGTCCACTAGGTGATGCAGAGATGGCAGCAATCAATACACATGGATTGTTTAATCTCAACGATTTCCTTCCTAAAAAACCAGGCGAAGTTGAAATTAAGGTTTTAACTGAAATGTTTGAAGCAAGTGTAGACGGTGAAGCATACGATGCAGATCGTTGGAGTCAATACTTCCGTCCTGCAGGTATGCAAGCACGTACAGGTGATCCAGTAACAGCACCTGCACCAACTCCTGCACCTACTCCAGCAGCAGAAACTGTAACTGACACAGGTTGGCAAGATCCTGCTCCAGCAGCAACGCCAGAACCTGCTCCTGCTCCAGAAGCAGCGGCAGCACCAGCAACAGAAGATGCAGGTGGCGCACAAGACATTCTAGCAATGATCCGTGCAAGACAAAATCAGTAATAGAAAGGGCTTCGGCCCTTTCCTTCGCTTTTTTATAGGAGGTATATATGGCTACAAAAGCATTCGATCCTAGTAAGTTTCGAAACTCATTAACTAAATCTATTAAAGGTATGAGTGCAGGCTTTAACGATCCACAAGACTGGATCAGCACAGGCAACTTTGCACTTAACTATCTTCTTAGTGGTGATTTCCGTAGAGGTATTCCACTAGGTAAAGTAAGCGTGTTTGCAGGCGAATCTGGTGCAGGCAAGTCTTACATTGTGTCTGGCAACATTGTAAAGTCGGCACAAGAACAAGGTATTTTTGTTGTACTAATTGACAGTGAAAATGCTCTTGATGAAAAATGGCTACACGCCTTAGGTGTAGAAACAACAGACGACAAAATCCTAAAACTTAATATGGCAATGATTGACGATGTTGCTAAAACTATTTCAACATTTATGGACGACTATCGTGCAATGGCAGAAGACGATCGTCCTAAGGTATTGTTTGTAGTTGATAGTTTAGGTATGCTTATGTCACCAACTGAAGTTAATCAGTTCGAAGCAGGTGATATGAAAGGCGATATGGGTCGTAAGGCCAAGGCACTAAAAGCATTGGTTACTAACTGTGTTAATATGTTTGGTTCATATAACGTAGGTATGGTTGTTACTAATCACACATACGCATCGCAAGATATGTTTGATCCAGATGATAAGATCTCAGGCGGTAGCGGTTTTATCTATGCAAGCTCAATGGTAGTTGCTATGAAAAAACTAAAACTAAAAGAAGATGCAGATGGTAACAAAACCAGCACAGTAAACGGTATTCGTGCAGCGTGTAAAGTTATGAAAACACGTTACGCAAAACCGTTTGAAGGTGTGCAAGTTAAGATTCCATATGAAACTGGTATGGATCCATATTCGGGTATGTTTGATTTGCTTGAAGCAAAAGGCTTACTTGAAAAACAAGGTAACCGCTACAAATATATGAGTAGCACAGGCGAAGAAACACTAGAATATCGCAAGAATTGGACAGGTGACAAACTCGAAATGATCATGGCCGATTTACCGGCAAAAGAAGAACAAATGGTAAATATCGCTAACGCAACCGAAGAAGTTGTGGATCATGACGAGGAGCCTGTCTTAGATGAATGAAGAATTTGTCACTGATCTATGGGATTTATTTAAAAGTTATTTAGATAAAAAACACATTGAATTAGCAGCAGAAAAGTATGTTGACATGCTTATTGATTATGGTGTAGATGATATACAACTGAAAGATATGCTTGGCAACGAAAAACACTTAGATGCTGCAATTCAATATTATTTAGAAATGGATCAAGACGATTACGATGAGTGGGATGATTAATGGCTTGGTACAGTCGAGTAAGCAGAGACATAACGCAGATTCCTGCGGCAATACAACACTTTGAAACAGAACTTCAAGCAGCAAGACTTGAATGCAAGTTAAAAGGTAACGTAGAAAAGCAGTCGGCTGAAATGCCTGGTATTGTCGAACACAGATTTAATCAACTTCAAGAAATTGAAGCGATACTAGAATACTTGAATATTGAGCTACGTAAATTGCGTAGCTCATTTTTTCGCAAATACTTAGAAAATTATCAACGTGCATTAAGTAGTCGTGACGTAGAAAAATATGTCGACGGCGAACAAGATGTTGTTGACTATGAAAAAATCATCAACGAATTTGCACTGATGCGTAACAAGTGGTTAGGTGTCCTAAAAGCACTTGATCAAAAGCAATGGCAAATTACAAACATTGTTAAACTGCGAGTAGCAGGTATGGAAGATGCAACACTCTAAAATATTATTAACTGGATCGCACGGATTTATTGGCAGCCATTACTACAAGCATTTGCAGCAGCAAAAAGCACACGTGGCACCATATGATAAAAAAATACGTGGTGAAGATTTAGCAGATAAAAACACTACAAAATTATTACCTGATTATGATGTTGTAGTACACCTTGCTGCAACCAATGGCACCAAATTGTTTTATGAACAGCCGACAGACGTACTAATTAACAATACACTGCCAACGATAAATTTAATTGAACGTTATCGAAATACCAATACTAAATTTGTTTTTGCTAGTACGTGTGAAATATTTAATGGAGCAATTGATGCCGGTTATTACCATGTGCCAACTGATGAGCAAGTACCAGTTGTGTTTAACGACATTACGAACCCAAGATGGAGTTATAGCATTCCGAAAGCTCTCGGCGAAAACCTAGTTGCAAACAGTGGTTTAGATTACTTAATTATTCGTTACTTTAATGTGTACGGTCCAGGACAAGTTGACCATTTTATAAATGAATTCGTGGAACGTTGTAAACAAGGATTATACTATATAAATGGCAACGACACACGTAGTTTTTGTTATGTCGATGATGCTGTAAAAATGACAGACAATCTTGTAAACAATTGTGTCAATAAAACAGTAAACGTTGGCAACGACAATGAGGTTAATATTGCAACAGTTGCAAAAATGATTATGGGCTATATGGGTATTAATCCTGACAAATTAGAAATATTACCTGGACCAGAAGGCAGTGTAACACGTAGATGCCCAGATACAACACTAGTGCAAATGCTAACAGGATTTACTGATTATACACCTTTAGAAGTTGGACTTAAAAAAACTGTGGAAAGTAT